GTTTTAATTACCGTTGGCGCTGGATTAATTAATCTGTAAATACCAGCTAATGTTGATGCAGTTCCAAGTCCTGTAGCTAACGGTGATGGTGTAGCTGCTGGTGGTAAAATGTTTTCTCTACCAGGGTATCCTGCAATTAATTGTGTAACACCAGAACCAAATTGTTGTGCTGCTTCTAATGGTTGTAAAGCTTGTCTTGATAATAATTGTTGTTGAGCTGTTAGACCTTGTTGAGCTCTCGCTGCTTGTGCCGCGCCTAAACCTGTTAGTGCTGAGATCTGTTGACCTAATAATGCAGGTGACTGTTGAGCTAGATTTAATTGACCAGCTCCTAACGTTTGCTGTTGTTGGAAAGCTTGACTAGCTAAATTCTGTGCTTGACCAAAACCTTGTTGTAATAATTGTGCTTGTAATGCTGCTCTGTTTCTATCACTTGCAGACTGATACTCAGCTCTTTGTACACCTTCTCTACCACCACCAAATGCACCTGCTGCGATAGCTTGAGCAGATAATGCAGGTAAACCTTTCGCGGCTTGAACATCAAATTCTGCTAATGTTGTATCAATAACATCTTGTTGATATGGAGACATGTATGTTTGATAAGCAGTTGGGCTTACTAAATCTTTTGCTCTTGTTTGTGCTGCAGCTGCTTCTGCTAAGAAAGGTTGAAAACTACCAAGACCAGAGGCTAAACTCTCTGCTTGTGTTGTTAATGCACCAGGTCCAGCAACAAACTGTGGACCCATAATAGTAGAAAGATCTGTAGTTTTAAATTGACCAATACCTTTTGTAAGATCTTCTAAATAATTTTTTGCTGCCGCTTCAATAAACTCTGCTGGAGCTGTTCTTACTACTTCAGCCATTATACTCTTCCTCCTGCCTCTAGCATTTTCATTTGATCGTACATTCTTTGTGCTCCTAAGTTTACGTCGCCACCGCCCATACCTCTTACGGCATCAGCTGTCATGACAAACTCATTGTTAGATAACATAGCTGGAATGTCGTCTTCTTTTTCTTTTATACCAACAGGTTGTATAAATCCACCAGTTTCTCTTAGATCTAATTCTTTAACACCTGCCTTGTTTTGTCTAATAGGAAGACCCTCGATGCCCGCCGCTTGCATAGCATTATCACTAGCAGTATCCATCTTACCACCTATAGCAGCTAGACCTCTTGTTTGTTTCATTTCTTTTTCTCCCCTATACTTATCCATTAATCTTTGTAATTCTTCTTGCATTAATATTTTTTCGTCTTCAGTTAAATCTTTATATCCTTTACCAAATAATTCCCTAGCTATATCATCATACTCATCAAACGGACCTGGAGCTGATGCCATTTTTATTGAGATGTCTTCGTCAATACCAAAGTCTCCTGGTTTTGGTCCAAAAGGATTTACAGGTTGTGTTGGGTCTGGTGGTAATACCGGACCTTTAGCTCTAAATTTATTCATTAATCTATCTATTTCATCTTGTAATTCTCGCATTTCCTCTGGATTTAATTCTTTTACAGGTTTACCAAATAATTGAATAGCTAAAGCATCAGACTCATCTCCTAATGCTGACGCCATTTTCATAATACCAGACTCACCCGTAGCAAAACCTACTCTGCCACCCACAGCATACTCTGATGTGTTACGTACAACGAAGTCTCTAACCTGTGCTTCATACTCTTCTGAAGTTGTATCTGCAGTTGGTGGATTTAAATTTCTGTAATATTGTTCTAAGTATGTTGATGGATCTCTAGCTAATTCTGCTTCAGCTTGTTCTGGCGGCATTCCTAATGTATCTGTTAAAAATTTAGATACTAATCCTAGTGTAGCTATTTTACCTACGTTACCTTTTGCACCACCACCTAAACCTATTGCACCTAAAGCTTTACTAAAAGGACTTGTCCCTTTTAATGCTTCACCTGTTCCAGGCATTGCAGCGTTTGCAAAAAGTGCTCCGATACCTTCTGTTCCTAATAAACCAGCTGCCTTTCCACCAAAACCAGCTCTACCAAATAAACCACCTATATTTGTTCCTGGTATTCCAAATGCAGCAGCACCTATTAATGCAGCTTTACCAAGATCAGACTTTGCTATCTTCTTTACTGTTTTACCAACTTTTTTAACGGCTTTTTTAATACCACCTAATATAGCTGGTTCTCTAGGTACGACATCCATAATGCCACCACCCATTCGTAATTGTCTCTCCATCTGTCCTCTTGATATTGTCATAATTTAGCTAAATTGTTATTGGCAGGCTTTTTATCCTGTAACGTCCTTTTTACTTCGTTTTTCCAAATAAATCAAGACTAGGCATTACGACTGTCACATCCCTTTGAATGTCCTCTTCTGGCACTCCTTTTGTTTTCCAGTCATCCTCATCTTTATAGACCTCACCTGTCTTTTTATTGCTTATTTTCTCTATTATATCTTTTGGTTTTATTAACATTACGTCGTTACCTCTCTTGGCTGTATCTGTAATATAGAAGCTATAACGTGCAGCTCATTCGCGTCACTAGCTTGTACCTTTAATATCTCACTTTCCTCTACTACGAGTGGATGAGTTAAAAGTTCGGTTGTCGTATTAGTTGCTATGGTCTGAGTTTTAAATAAACTAAACACATTACCAGAGCTATCAGTCAAAGTAACATCTAGATTACATCCAGAGCCAGAATCATTAGATACTAGTATTGATTTTACCAAAGCAACATTAGCAGTTGGAGTTGTATACAACGTTGTGTTGTCTGTTGATGTTAAATCTACTTTTGCGTTTACGAAACTATTAGCCATTAATTTAAAAAGAAGTTTTGAGCGTCAACTTCATCCTTTAATTCTTGTTGAAATGTTGTATTTAATTTTTGTATTACACTGTCAAGATCTCTAACTTGTGCGTCAGCAACATCTTGGCTATATTCTCTAGCAGGTCTTGTCAGTATTTGTACTATCTTTGCCATTATCTTCTTCCGTCTGGTTGTATATCTAACCTAAACCCACCTAACTTCCAATTCTGTTGTGCAGCTGTATTTGCTATCTTCAAAGAGACTGCTCTGGCTCTAGCTCTAGTGTCTACCTTTGTTGTTGATGAACTAACTGTAAAAGGTCCAAGAGCAGAACTTGCTTGTGCATCATTAGAATAGTTTCTTAATTGTAATGTAATTTGTGTGTTACCAGTTTGAGATACAAAGTCTGGTATAAATCTTCTTATCTTTGCAAAGAACTCACCATCACCACCTTGACTTATATCAAAGTCTCCAGATTCAATATTAGAAGTTATTGCTGTTGTAGCTGTCGTTGTTACTTGATCTGTGCCAGTCTCATGCTCGTAATAAATTGTACATCCGTCTGTATTACCAACAACATCATAAGAGTTATTGGAGTCAGCATCATAGTCTGTGCCATGTGGTTTACCAAATACAGCAGAGTCTTGCCATGTTGTTCTGTCTAACGTGCTGGTAGTCCATACAGGTCTTTGAGGTGTAGACTCAACATAATTGTAAGTTACACATCTATCAATCACTGTTGCACCAGAAGAACAATAAAACCAATTAATCTCACCAAACAAATTATTTAACCCAGCGTTAATAAGTTGGTTCGCTGTTGTGTTTAAATCATTGTAAACAAAATCTTCTACTAAACATGGTAACGATTGTAGCGCACCAGCATATTTAAAGAAACCATTTTCTGAAAACCAATACGCAGCACCATCTACTTCTACTGCAGCGTTCTGACCTATTAGTCCACAGTTTGTACCCACCTGTGCAAAACCGAATGTAAAAGGTGGACCAATAAATCTTTGTGTAAATAAAGCAGTGTCAGTCCAAACATAGATTGCATCACGACCTCTAACAGCTCCCATAATTCTAGACCCGTCGGCTAGTCTCTGTGTACCAGCTGTATTGGTTGCTGTAGGTGTGTACGTATTAATATCTTCCTGATTAGAAAATCTTATAAACATTTCATCTTGTGTGCTTGGTGTTCCAATTGTAGTTTCCGTTCCAAAAAATACTAAGTGTCTATCAGGTGTAGATACAATCATATCTCTTGATGCAGTTGGAGCTCCCGATATAATTGTGGCTCTTGTTGTTGTTGCGTTTGCTGCATTTGAATCCCATTCAAAAACTTGTGCGTTGTGTATCAATGCAATAATTTTACCACCAAAGTTATCTATCGACCAAAGACCTGGATCAATTACTAGATCTCCTGATGCTGCTTCACCCCACGCCACAAAGTCAGACGTATTTGTAATTGTTGCACCATCAGAGTGAGATGCTGCTGTTGTGCCTCTCGCTCCTCGTGTCACGCCTGTTAGTGTGTTACCTGAGATTCCAGTATAAGATATTTCTTCTGATCCTATCTGTATATGGTTTGTTCCAGTTGAAGGGAAGTTAACAGCACTTGTTAAAACAACAGTTGTTGTAGAAGCATCGATTGCTCCGTTCAAAGTTGTTGTAAGTGCATTAGCAACCGTACCACTCCAAGAAGCTAGACCCCAACCAAAACCTGGTAGCTGTTCTGCTGGTCCAACTGAATAATAAGATTGAACCCTAATACCACCTGATGTTGTAGCACCCGATCCAGTTTCATTTGATGGCATTGTAATTGTTACTGTTACGTTTGTTGGTGTGGATGTCACCATAAATTTGTTGTCATCAAAATCAGATGCACCAAAATTAGATCCTGTAATAGTGCTAAAATTATCTAATAATATTATGTC